CGCCCCCCCGAATATTACGACCGTTGGTTGGCTGAGAATCAGCCTGGCGTTTATGAGGACGTTCTAGTTACACGTGAGGCGTACCGCGCTCACCGGGGGCTTTCTACCCCTAATGAACTTTCTGCTCGTAGAGCTAATCATATGGCTCAAGAGTCACTGAAGAAGGTTCGACGTCATGAAGATTTTAATCGTATCGATGGTAATTATTAGCTTGACCGCTTGTGCTGTTGGCGGTCGTGTTTGTACTGTTGTTGCTGGCCACTCCGTATGTGGCGAAGTGTCCACTGGAACCCAGTCTGTCAGAGGTGAATTGAATGGTGTTGGTAAGGATTCTCGATATTAAGGCTCAATCTTGGGCCGATCCTATTGCGTTTGCGACCGAAGGCGCTGCTCTGCGCTCGTTTGGTGATGCTGTGAACCAGGAAGGCCAGGCGTACAACTCTCACGCCGAAGATTTTTCTCTGTGGCATGTAGCCGATTTTTTGTCCGATGCTGCTGTGCTCCAACCCGTAGATCCGCCGCTTAAGCTCGCGGAAGCTGAACACTTTAAGGATTAAGATGCAGACGAACGTCACTGGTACCTCAGGCGCGAAAGATTTTTCTAAGATTCCGTCAGCGAATATTCCTCGCTCAGCCTTTAACCGTTCGTCGGGTCTTCATACGACCCTTAACTCCGGGCCCCTTGTTCCTGTGTGGTGGGACGAGGCCTTGCCCGGGGATACTCTTAACCTTTCCCCGCAGCTTTTTGCCCGTATGGCTACGCCGATTAAACCCGTTATGGACGGGATTTTCCTCGATTGGTTTTTCTTTTCTGTCCCGCTTCGCCTCATTTGGGAGAACTTTGAAAAGTTCATGGGCGAGCGGTACCCCGACCCCGACAGCTCGATCGACTATGCGACTCCGAAAATGGAGTGCCCGGCTGGCGGTTGGACGTCCCAGAGTTCTGGCGACTACTTTGGTCTCCCGATCCTTGAGGATCTCCGCACTGACGATGTGAACTCGTTCGTCTTCCGTGCGATGGCCCTGATCTATAATGAGTGGTTCCGGGACGAGAACCTGATCGATTCGGTGCACCTCGACCTGGACGACGGCCCCGACGATCCTGCCGATTACCCGCTCTACCCCCGTGGCAAGCGCCACGACTACTTCACTTCCGCTCTGCCGTACGCCCAAAAGGGCGATCCGGTGCGGATTTCTATGGGTGGCAGTGCCCCCCTCGGCGGTTTCCCTGAGCTGAGTGGTTCCGGCGATTTCAACGTTATCGTTTCAGGTTCTACCGCCACACTGGCTGGTGGCGGTCCCGGTGCCGGCTACCCCGTGACGTCGGTTGGTGCTTCCGGCGACCTTACATATGCGTCTGGCATCGAGGCCGACCTTTCCCAGAATGCGTTCGGGAAGGATGCGCCCTATGCCGACCTGTCGCTTGCCGAGGGCGTGACTATCAACGCCCTCCGGCTTGCTTTTGCTACGCAGAGATTGCTCGAGCGTGATGCGCGAGGTGGTACCCGCTATCAGGAGATTATCCTGAGCCACTTTAAGACTCAATCCGACGATGCTCGCTTGCAGCGCCCTGAGCTGCTTTCTACTGGTTCTACTAGAATCAATTTCCACCCCGTTGAGACTAATACCCAGCCGATCACTGGCACTGGCCAGGGTCCTCTTGGTGAGCTGGCGGCGTTTGCTACGGCTGCTTCCGATGGCAAGGGTGGCTTCACTAAGTCCTTCACTGAGCACCAGGTCGTGCTCGGTTTTGTCAACATTCGTACCGAGCTTTCTTACCAGCAGGGGATTAACCGCAAGTTCTCGCGGAGCTCCCGTTACGATTATTATTGGCCCGCTTTTGCTGAGCTCGGCGAAGGTCCTATCTACTCCAAGGAGATTTACGCGGACGGTACGGCCGCTGACGATGATGTCTTTGGCTATCAGGAACGTTGGGCGGAATACCGCTATCGCCAGAATGAGATCACTGGCAAGTTCCGCTCGAAGGATCCTCAGTCTCTCGACGTGTGGCATGTTGCCGAGGAGTTTGGGTCGCGTCCGACCCTGAATGAGACGTTTATCAATATTCCCCAGGTCGGTGATTCTCCGATCAACCGTATTGTGGCCGTCCAGGACGAACCCCAGTTTTTGTTGGATGCTTGGTTTCAGGTTAATCACGTCCGGCCGATGCCGACGTTCTCTGTGCCCGGCCTTGGCGACCGGTTCTAATGTCCGCAGGTTTTTTCGGCCAAGGTGGTTTTGGGCAGTCCGCCGGTTTTGGTGGTCTTGCCGGTGGTGCTCTTGGAATGGCCGGTACTGGCCTTTCCGCGGGTATCTCTGTTGCCGAAGGCAAGAAGGCGCGCGACTTTCAGAAGAAAGTCATGAAGCGCCGGTATCAATGGATGGCTTCCGATCTTGAGAAAGCTGGTATTAACCGCATCCTTGCTCCGTCGATCGGAGCTGGTGGTGCTTCTTCTCCGATGGCGAATGTTCCCGATTTTGGTCAAGCGATCTCCCAGGGTGCTCGAGCTGGTTCCGAGGTAGCCTTGAAAGGTATGCAGCGTAAGCTGGCGGAACAGAATATTGCAGAGTCGGCCGCTCGGACCGACGCTTCCGAAGCTGCTGCTCGTGAGAGTGATGCGCGTAGGATTCGTGACAATCGTCGCGAGTTTTATTTAGTGCCCGATCATCCTGACCTCATTAAGGCTGGTAGGGGTTTGCAGTCGCAGGCTAAAAGTTTTTGGATGACGCCGGAGATTCGAGCGTTGCTTGGCTCGATTGGCTTGGACCCGTCCGGCGGTAAGCGTAAGCCCAACCTTCACCCGATTATTGGTAACGATCCGATCTCGAATTGGTAGGATTTTTGCTGTATGTCAAAAAGGAAACGTACGTATGTCTGAACAAGACGAACCGAAGCGAACTCGCCCCGTCACACACACCGGATCTGAGACGCGTACCGTTCAGGCCGATGCTGGTTTTGTCGATATCAACTCCGTGATCGCTGGTCTTAAAGTCGGCCAGATGCCGACGATGCAGGCCGGTCAGGCTCTTTACGGCGATTTTTCCGACGCTCTCGATCTCCAATCCGCGATCATCCGAGTTCAGGATGCTCAAGACTCGTTTATGGCTCTGCCTTCTGCCGTTCGAGCTGCTGCGAAGAACGATCCCTCGACCTATGTCGAAATGTGTTCCTCTCCGGCTGGTGTAGCTGCGCTTCGCGCGGCTGCCGGGTTGGACCAGGACGACGCCCTCAGCGAGGACCTGTCCTCCTCTGACGACGCCCCCGCTGGGGGCGTCAATGTCGATGGCTCCGAGGCCAGCGACTAGCCGAATGGCAATGCGCCACATACTCTACTTGTTTATGTGGCTCTAACTGACCCCTATCTGCGGTGCCTATAAGCCTTCGATTCCTAAGCTGTTTTTCCCCCCTTGTTGACTAACAAAGGAGTTTGATATGAGACGTAAGCGAATGTCGAAACGAGGCTCACGCCGTTCTTTTCGGAAGGGCGCGAAGACCAATAAACGTAATCGTGTCTCTGCGCGTCCCATGCGCGGAGGTTGGCGACTCTAAATGCCGTGTTTTTCCCCCATCCCTTCGGTGATGACTGAGGAATCTGACGGCAACAAGAGAATGGCTCTCAAGCATACGAGGCGACAGGCGGCGATTGAGACGCCTGATGGCTCCTGTGTAGTGGAGCTGGCCTGCGGACACTGCGAGGGCTGTCGCGCTAATAGAGCGCGTTCCTGGGCAATTCGTTGTTTTCACGAAGCCCAATTGCATACCCGCATGACTGAAGACGGACCCGTCTCTAATAACTCGTTTCTGACGCTCACTTATAAAACAGCCCCACCCGAGTTGGACCTTCGGGATTTTCAGCTGTTTATGAAGCGTCTCCGGAAACGCAGTGATAACTATCTCCGTGTTTTCTATTGCGGGGAATATGGCGAGAAGAATTCCCGCCCCCACTTTCATGCTTTGATTTTTGGCGAGGATTGGCACGCGGACTCGCGGCCTGCGCCGGTCTCAGACCCTCGCTCTAATTTGCGTGTGTCCGATAAGGTCACAACCGCTTGGGGCCACGGTTTTGCGTACGTGGGCCCCCTAAATTTCGCTACTGCTTCGTATACGGCCGGCTATGCGGCCAAGAAGCTCAGGAAGACTCAATATGAGGATTCCGCTCCTGGTGGATGGATCAAGTCCGAGGCGGCTGCCGAGAAGTACTACGACGATCGAATGGCAATGTCTCCCACCCCAGGTTCTAAGGCTTGGAAAGCCGCTCACTCCAAAATTGACGATTTTGGTTTTGTCCCGCAGCTCGAATGGAGGCCGATGAAACAAGAGTTCATTGGCATGTCCCGAGGTGGTGTCAGTTCTGACGGAAAGCGCCATAGCCGTGGCTTGGGCCACGATTGGATTGCGAAATATTGGCGCGACGTCTATCCCCACGATTCTGTGGTTGTAAATGGCAAGGAATTCCGCCCCCCCGAATATTACGACCGTTGGTTGGCTGAGAATCAGCCTGGCGTTTATGAGGACGTTCTAGTTACACGTGAGG